TTATTGTAATTACTGACAATACTTTCGCGAAGAAGGCTCTGTATCCCCTCCGCGATCGCTTCATTCTTTTCATGTTCTTCTTTCAGTCTTGCCGAAACCGTCCGCCATGCCCATGTCAGCGCCCCCAGGCAGGCAGCAAATACCCACTCGATCCAGTGGGCGGAAATGTATGACAGAAATGCATCCATTTTTATCAGTCCTTTCGTTTTATATTTTTGATAAATAAAAAAGAACCCTTCACGGCTCTGCTCTGGTTCTCCGCATTTCTGATCACCTTTTCCTTTCCAGTTCCTCGATCCTGTGCTGCTGATCTTGGATGACGCGCAACATCAATGGCAGCATGATTCTTTCCATCCAGTTCTCGACTTTGCCATCTTTGTTATGATAGACAGCTTCCGGTATGCACCGCTCCACATCTTCCGCAAAAAAGCCTGGTATTGTAACGCCTTCCTTTTCGTCCCCATCTGCAAGGTATCCTGCCTTATACTGGAAATTAACCACAGGGACATTCAGCACTTCCCGCGCCTGAGATACATTTACAAGCCCCATGTCTTTTTTGTAACGTCTGGAAGAACTGGACTGCCCTTTCAGTTCCCCGCCCGACCATACCGCTATGGTTCCGGTACCGTTGTCGTAACTTCCCTTGAACTTGTTCGCTGTTGCTGTACCACTCACACTCAAAGTTGTGCATGATATCGTATGATCCACGGTCAGATTATCATCCACCTGTACACGAAGAAAGTCTGGAGAACGAGGATACTCAGGAGCCGGTGCTGATTCAAGATTTCCAATTCTGGTTTCATGGTCTGCAATAGATGTTGTATGACCGCCGACTGTTGTTTCCAAATCTCCTATTCTGGTTTCATGGCTTTCAAGCGTAGCATCATGTCCAAGCATAATTCCTTTTGCGCTTACGCCACCAACAACAGGAAGGTCGCCATAAGATGAAAACAACAAATCGCCATTGCAGTTAATATCACCTGTGGACATCACGCCATAACCATTTATGGAAAGGCTGCCGATCGACACATAATTGTCGTGAAGGCTTGGTGCTGAAGACAGAATGGAAATTGCTCCGTTTTCACTAGTAAAACCGGAAGCACTCAGATTCCAACCACCGATTTTTCCGGTATTTGATTCTATTCGTGAACCGGAAATCGTTCCGCCTGTTACTGTTGCACCATCAATGCTTCCGCCAGAAATTGAACCACCAGTAATAGTTCCGCCTGAAAGAGTTGCACCAGTAATGGTTCCTGTCGCTGTGATGTCTTGAGCAAACAAATCATCAACATCTATTTTTGCCGCCGTAACAGCACCAGTAGCAATACAGTTCGCCGTAACAGCACCAATCAGGTTGATATGCGCCGCCTGAATCTTAACAGTATCGGCACTCTGGTTGATTGCGGAAACCATCGCAGTCACACCGTCCGAACTGGTCACTGTATTGATTATTGCTGTCGGAGTGATTTTGCTCTCAGCTGTTCCGACACGAGTAACAAGAGTGTTATAGTCTGTCTTTGTGACGTATGTCTGTGATGCGGTCTGTGTGATGCTGCTTGCACTCTGCTGAATAGCCGTGTTCATCTGGCTTGTCGTGGAGTAGTTCTGCAGCGTCTGGTTAACAGATGTCGTTATCTCCGTTGCCTTCTGCGTGATTGCGGAATTCATGGAAGATATTGTCGGTCTGTTGTCACGAAGGTCTGTCTGGATGTTGGAAACCTGTGTGGTGATTCCTTCCACTGTCTGTTCTGTCGATGACATCCGGCTATACATGGTCGAGCCACCGTTCCGAAGCACTTCCAGTTCGCTGTCTGTAATCAGGCTCGATATCTTGCCTTGCAGAACTTGGAACTGAGTTTCCTGTGTGTGTATGGCTCTTGCTATGGCTTCGTCATCGTATATGTTGACCGTATCTTTGTATATGTAGGGCATGGTTATCATCCCCTTTCATTTTGTAAAGTGTGAAAAGTAGTGAGTTAAATTGGCATTTATGATGCGGCTGTGATTGTCCCTGCAAAAATCAACGGACGTATCTGTAAGTTAGCGGCATCGGAATTGGTGATGGTCATTGTATTGGCAGCATAGGTTTCCGACAGATGTGACGCAGTGCCTATTTTGCTACGGTGGACACCTCCGCTACTGGTTGTTGCGATATTGTAAATACACATACCATTGCTGTCCGCACCCAGAACAAACAAAACCATTCTGGCATTATTGGAAATTGTATAGGAAACAGTGGAATTAGCAGGAAGATTTAACACACTTCCGCCAATAACGTTTGTCACTGCATCCATTTCAGTACGGTTTGGAAGCTTTATCCATTCGCCCCATACGCTTCCGTTTTTGGTGCGAGTGTACACATTGCCGCTTAATCCTTCGTTTATGCTAACCCATTTTATGGTAATATATGCGGCACTCCATCTGTATACTTCCACATATGCATTGGTGTTATCGGGGCTATCAAGTTCGGTTTGCTTGCCATATCCAGACACCGTTCCAAAATACATTGTTTTTCCATCTGGAAGGTTTTCTGCTTGAGATGTGATGGTTGAAGTAACGTTAAACTGCCACTTATATTTGCTATTTAAAGCACTAATCGCAGACGCTAAAGTCTGTGTTGAACCGGCAAGACTCGCCGTTGCTCTGTTGATGATGTACTCACCCAAATCCTGAATGAGCATCTGGTATCCTTCAGCGGAGTCGATTCCGAGAAGATAATCGGTAGCCGCTATCTGTGAACTTCCAGAATATGTTTTCTTCGGTAATGCTGTTATTGCCTGGTCAGCCATCTTGTTTCCCCCTTAATAAACATATGTAGTGAACTTGTTGCTGTTCCTTGTTGTCAGTGTCTTACCGCTCCTTGTAGTCAAGTATGCGGTACTGTACGGATAGAAGCATCCGCTTACCTCTCCACGATATCCGACAGAAGCGTTTGCAACTGTCTTTGTCTTACCGCTTCCGAGCTTGACCAGCTTGTCAGCTTCGTCTTCACGAATCCACCAGAACATGACATCCGGATACTGATTTGTGACTTCCGTCTGCTTCTTTGTTTCTGGATCTATTTCGTAGACGTGCGCTGTCAGTGTCGTGTTCGTGTTTCCACGTTCATAGGTGACTTGGAATTGTAAGTTCCCACCGACCACACCGTCTATCTTTGTTTCCATCTCCAGAAGGGTCTGCGCCATTCCATTGACGGAAGTTTCCAGTGTGCCTATCTTCGTTGTATGTGTCGTGATTGCGGACTGCGCCTGTGCAATTGCCTGTCCCTGTGTTCCGACAGTACCGGACAGCGTATCCAGATTCGTTCCGATTCCGTCCACAACGCTTGCCAGTGCATCCGCATCCAGAAGAACAGCAACCGTCTGGTAATCATAGGTATATGTGTCTGTGGCATCCTTCAGCGTAATTTTGATGGACTTAACTCCTGTTGTTGCCGGAGTGTACACCTTGACCGCTTCGGCTGTCTGGCTGTGGTACAGTTCCTGATAGGTCGTTCCGTCAATGCTTTCTTCAATCACAAAGATTCCGGCATAATTGGAAACCGTTCCGTTGTCGTTCACAACAGCCCTTGCCGTGATGGTTGCCGGAGCCAACGTTCCCTCCAAATCCCGCACGATAGATACAGTGGATAATTGCAAGTCATAACTGACTCCCACACGTCCGTCCGGTGCTTTCGACAGGCTGAAGCGCTTCGTGATATGCGAACCGCCGGAAGGAATCGTCAGCTTGTTTCCGTTCCGTGTCGTGTACTGGTTTCCCTGTTTGCTGACAAGGTATCTTTCGCCTGTTCCATACACACCTTCAAAGTCCACATATCCGTCATTCGTTGACATCCCTGTGACTTGGTATGTGTATGTGGAAGCGTTCCATGTTCCGCTTACTCCACTGGAAGCATTCACGATGAACACCGTATCAGCATTGACTGGAGTGTCACCCAGATAGACCGTTATCCTAGACCATGCGTCTGTGTAGTTTCCGCCAGAACCATCCGGCAGAGTGTGGACAACGTGAGCATCGTTGGAAAGGCTAGCCCCCAGAGCGTCCAGTGTGGATATACCGCCGATGACAGCAAGTGCCTGATTTGCTGTTGCGTTCGCCTGTTCCGCCGTGCTGACAGCATTGGACACATCTCCTGACATGGCTGTGAATGCTACATTCAGCGACTGTCCAGATTCATCCAGATAAATCTTATTGGACTTCAGCGTGTAGTTGCTTCCGTTCATCTCTGTGAACAGGGACTGGATGTCAAGTTTTGATGCTGAGATGTTTGCATCGTTTGCAATCTTCGCATTCTTTATCAGGCCATCCGCTATACCAGATGCGGTGATACCAGTGGAATTGAACAGCTGTCCGGAGCCTGTGGCATCGTAAACGACAAAACTGTAATTCCCCTGACCATCTTCGCCAATCTGAATGCGGACATGGTTATTGTTATCCTTAATCTGGATGGTATTATCGTCAATCGTCAGCTTCCCAGAATCGGAACCCACCACGAAGTCTGTCGTGCTGATCCTCTGTCCGAAGATATCCGATGCTGTCAGATTGTTTACAATCAGGTTGTGAGCAAACTGCGAATCAATCGTTGCGTTCTGTGCATTCAGCACGATGGTCTGCAATTGACCAGTGCCAGCGTTTCCGGCAAGCAGTGTTTCAATGTTTGCCACACCGGCATCGAGCGCATTGATAAAAGCGTACGAAGCTGTCAAATCACCGATATCAGCACTTTTCAACGTAGCAAATTCTGATTGCAGATTCGTGATGTTGCCGTTTGTTGTATTAAGGTTCTGTATGGTCGCATATGTGATCTGGGCATCCGTTGCTTTGAGATAAGTCGTTTCCACCGTACCGATCCGAGCAGTAACAGCCTGAATTTCGCTTGCATTGGTCTGGATCGCCGCCGTATTGGAAGCGATTGAACTGGAATGACTGGAAATCGTTGACTGCATTCCGGTCACAGTGCTGTTTGTGTTGATTGCACCATTGATGACCTCGATACCTACCTGATCCCCGATTGCCACACCTTTGACAGTGACTCCTGTTGAACTCAATTCACCGCTGACATATCCGGCATCCACCGTCCCATCAGATTGCGTGATGTCTTCCCACGCATCCGCCGCCGCCTTCAAGGCTTTCTGCAGTTCTTCCCATGTCAGAACAGTGTTGGAAAGTTCGACCTTGTTCTTGTGCGGGTCATCAGGATAGACGGTCATCTTAACGATGCGCTGTTTTTCCATGATGCCGGTCGGTTCATCCGTGATGTGAATCGTGTCACCCAGACCGAAAGCCAGAATGTCATAGTCAGCAGACAACCTTGCCAGATCCCGCACATCCGCTTTGTATGACCGCTTTGGCTTGGAAAGGTCTTCCAGTTTAGCAATCGCATCTTCCTTCAGAGCTTCAGCGTCTTCATAGGAAGAATCTTCCCATATCAGCGTCCGAACCTTACTTGAATACTGGTAGTTCTCCACATAGTTCTTCGTACCGTTCTGGATCTCCAAATCATCCTTACCATACGGATGAATCCGAGTGTAATAATCGTAGCTGTCCAGTGTGGCATCCACTGACTTCAGATTCAGTTCCCGCCGGAAGTACACGCCACGATCCTGTCCGATGTGTTCATCGAAGTGAACGACTTTGTTGAGCGTGTCGAACCAAATCTCGCACATGAATGCATCACGGATTTTGTACAGAAGTTCCAGCGGTGTCTTCTTGAACTGTTGAACAGAACGCTGTTTTGAAATGCTTGTAGAAACCAACCATCCGGTTCCGACCAGTGCCAGAGCCGCCGCAGCTGTCACGGTCTGATTGGTAGCCGTGAAGGTCTTCAGCATATCGGCTTCCAACTCTTCCAGATTCAGTTTGCATACATAGTCCGTTCCGTCATCTTCCGGTGTGACTTCCTTCACGACATATTCATCCGTCTGTGTCCTGATGTAGAACTCGTTCAGAATGTCCGTCTGCTTGCCTCTGTAAGTGAATTTCAGCGTCTTGTCGCCGTTCGCAAGTTCTTCTGTTATCTCCAGACCTGTGTAATTTGATATGGTTCGTAAATAGTGCTTGTTGGTGTCGTAGATTTTAAGCATCCCGCACCCCCTTATGAATCATGGTTCATTCGTCGATAATAAAAGACAGCAACCTCAGATCATCCGCACTCAGGGCATCGTATCTGCTGTTGCCGTCCAATTCGTTGAGCAATGTGTCGAGTTTTTTGTTATACTTGTAAATCTCAATATCGACCTCTGTCGTATTGCGGAACTCTTCCAGAGCTTCATTCAGTTCCTGTCGTGCTTCGTCTGTCATCTGGTAGTTGTTGTTCTCAACAATCGGCTTTCCGTCTTCGTCCTTGTCAGCAAACATCTCACACATCTTGATGCGCTCTGCTTCGTATCTCTGATACTCTTTTGCAAAAGCATCCCTGTTCCGTCCGATTGCATAAGACAGACGGACCGGAAGCTGTTTGCGTGCAAGGTATTCAAGCTGTGTTGCCTTTACAAGTACATCCGCAAGTTTCATTTTCATTCTGTTTGCCTCCCTTAATTGTTTACATGTAAATAGGTCTCACCGTTACCGTAATGCCCATCTGGTCATTGTCGCACGTCACTGAGGTCAATCCGGGACGAAAGGACGGCAATGCCCACATATCAATGTCTTTCGGCAGACCGTCCTCAGTCACAAGTCCTGTCAGCGTGTCCAGACGAATTGTCTTCGCCGCTGTCACCTCCGGGATCGTTACCGGAAGGTCTAATCCGGTGAAAGAGTCCTTGCAGATTCCTGTCAAGTGGACGTTACTGGCTCCGGTGCGTGGAGTGATTTCCACGACAGCCGGACTTTCCAGATTGCCGGGATTGTTGACGGTGACAGAGCTGTACCCTGACACCGCCACATCATCACCGTGTAAATATCCAACGAAAGTCAATTCAAGAACGTGCCATCTGTATTTTGACGTTTCCGTCTGCTTCAGATTGTCAAGTGTGCCTCTGAACTTGTACGGAAAGCCGTCAAAAGCAAGCGTCACAGGAACTAAGCATTTCGCAATGATGTTCGAACAGTTCTGATTGATTTCGTTCCGGCTTGCACCGTACACCCACAGTGTCACCGTGAATGACCGCATCACGACATACAGATTGGAAAGGTACGGAACAGCCGATCCGGGCAACCACTCACTGTCCGAATTCAGCTTATGATGCTGATTTGGTGTGATTGTCCGCTGTTTGGCATTCCACGTTGAAATGTCTATACCATTTATCGTCATCCTCGTACCCTCCTACTCCGTTTTGCCATCTCTTGCGATGTATAATCCACAAGACCACGTCCGTCCAGTGTGACCTGTGTCTTTTCAGCCAGGTATGGCATAAACTGAACCATCAGACTCAGCATCTGGTCGAACGTCCCCGCATTGGAACCTGTCGCACCACCAACAGAACGGTATCCGTTTTCTGCTAGTGCATTCATCCGTGCCGCTGACATCACCTGTGGAATCACAATGTCCGGATTGTATGAACCCCACCGATACAGATTGTCTGTCAGCGCAGCCGGAATGACAGCATCCCCACGCTGAACCGCCGTGTTCAGAATCGCACCGTCCTTTTTACGGACAATCAGCTCCGATCCGATTCCGGCTTCATCCATCCAAGCGAATGCGTCATCGAGGTATTTCGTACCTCTGCGAAGTCCGTTCTTGTTCATAGCTGTCAGGATTTGTGCCATTTCCGAACCTGTTACGGTTTCGGATGTCGGTACTCCCAGAGCCGCACCCAAAGCATGATACATTGCCTGATTCGGCTGGACGCCGTAGTTCGTGACAATGTGCTGGAACAGTGGCGAATAGTTTGATTCGTTATCCTTCAGCGTTTTGCGTCTGCTTGAACCGGATTCCAGAATCTCCACTCCCGCATCATGCTGTGCCTTGCCATTGTGGGACAGGCCAGTTGTCCCCGCACCGGATGCCGCTGAGATTGCACCGCTGGAAACATATGCACCAGTAGAGCTTCGTGCGTCTTGGTCTTTCAGCACTCCACCGAGCGCAGTTGCCAGAAGTCTGACTTCATCTTCGGAAATAGTCTTGATGCTTGTTGCCAGACCTTTCAAGCCGCTATCAAGAGATTTTTCTAGACTCTTCCGGTTTTCCGTGTAAGAATCTGTCAGCTTCTTGGTCTCTTCTTCAGCGTTCTTCTTCAGCTGTTTGATTGCTTCGTCTGTCTCTTTCTTCAGTCCTTCGTTTTCCTTTTTGGACTGTTCAAGAGCGATGTTCCACTTCTCATCCTGTGCGGTTTGGAACCTCTGCAAGTCTTCATCTGACAGACTGTTCAGTGCAACCACAGTTGCGGTTTCTTGCGGTCCTTTTTCACGAAGTTCCGCAATGACTCTGTCCGACAGGATCTGTCTGGACTCCAAGTCATTCAGCTCATCCCGCCAAAAAGCATATCCAGCCGCCTGTGATTCGGCATTGAACACCAACTGCTTTCCAGTGACGCTTTCAGATTTGAATTCGTCCTGCCATCCGAATGCACCGTAGATTGCTTCAGCTCTCTGCTGAACCGCTGAATTGTATTTGTCCGTCAGTTCCTGAATGCCACGCTCAAGGTCTTCATTGACTTGTTTGACTTTGTCACGATAGTCATCTTCCAGTGCCTTCAGCTTGTCGTTCAGATTCTTCTTTGCTTCAAAGTAATGTTTATCAGCATCAATCCGCTCTTGCGTTCCGGCGGCGTACTGTTTTCTTACGATGTCCCAGTATTCGACTTCAGCCGCTTCTGAAACTTCGTAATAAGTCTTGTATGTGTCAAGGATTCCTTCAGCATTTCCAATCGTGCCGATCTTGCTTTCTAGTGCAACGATTTTCTTCGTGGCATCGTCATACGCCTGTGTACCGGCTTTCAACGTGTTCCTGATTGCTTTCCAGTAGGCAAGTTCACGCTTGATTGATGTAGTGTGGGTTATGTTCTGATGCTCCAGATAATCATCTGCCGCCGATACAATATCCGCATACATCTGACGCTCCGCCGCCGCTGCTTCTTCTGCCGCTTCCTTCGCTTTCTTTGCGTTGTCTTCGGCTTCTTTTGCGATGGATGCAGTGAGCTTGTTCACCTGATCCGTTGCGGCATACCATGCGGCAGTACCGACCTTCAGACGTGCCTGAACCTTTTTCCAGTAGGCAAGCTCATCCTTTTCAGATACGTCATACAGTGACTTGACTCTGGACATATAGGTCTGAGCGGCTTTGTACACATCGTTGTAGTAGGTCTCCGTGTCCTTTGCCACCGTCTGCTGATTCTTTCCGGATCCTGTCGTTGTTGTCTTGCTGACACCGAAGGACTTTTCAATAAAGCTGTTCGCTGTCTGTTGCCATGCATAGGTGACTTCCGAAGCAGACGCCCCTTTCAGCTTTCCGGACATTGCCGCAACGGTCTGACCAATCAATTCTTCGGCCGCATCTGTGGCAAGGTTCGTGGACTGTTTGATACCCCAAGCAACACCGGCACCGATTTCTTTACCAACCATGTCTCTGAACTTTCTGGAAGGTGAACTGATTGCACCTGCAGCTCTTGCCGCCGCTAATGCCTGTCTAACTACGTTCGCCGCCTGTGCTGCTATGTTGTGTGCTTGCGACAAGATACCTTGTGCAATACCTTGTCCCATAAAAGAACCGATACTATAAAAACTTCCTTCGTAAGCAGCTGCAGCACCTCTTGCGGAATTTGCCACACTTGCACCGGCAGACGTTGCCGCTCCTGTCTGTCCTGATAATCCAGCCGTGAACTGTGAACCGGCTGTGGAACCTGTTTCGTTGAATTGCTGTGCAACTCCGTCCGCTGACGCTTTGGCATCCTGCAGAATTCCGCTTGCTCTTTCCGTAACGTTCGACGCTTTCGAATTCATACCGCCGGACATTGCCAGAGCCGCCGTTTCACCAACAGGACGGAATGTTTCGGATGCTGTCATGGCAGCTTCTTTTGCGCTGTTCACGACCTCTTCCGTTGCGCTTGTTACTTCGCCGGTTCCAGACGATGTGCCGTCTGCAATTCCACTGTCAATGGATTGTCCTGCTTCCTGTCCGGCCTGCTGAAGCTCCGGTGCTTTTCCGACAAGCAAGGAAATCAACTGATCATATGCCTGTACGGCAGCATCTCCACCGGCTGCAATACCGTCTGAGATTTCCTGTGGTACCTGGATGCCTAACTCATTGCATGCAGATATGACCGCTTCTCCTTGTCCCTGAATAGCGGCATTCAACTGATTGAGCGCATTCTGGATCGCTTCCTCCGGATGATCAGAATTTGCAATGATGGACTCTGTCAATCCTTCCGGAATTGCGACACCCATTTCCTGTGCAACGGCAACAGCTTCTTCAAACGCTTTCAACGTCCTGTTGGTCGCTTTCAGCCCAAGAGAATCGACAGCACTGTCAAGCTCTGTCCAATCTGCAATAGTGGATGACATATTTTTCAGCATCAGTTCTTCAGCAAGAATGTTTGCTGTTGATGCCCTTGCCATCTCTTCACTGATGTCCATTGCATTGGCCCAGTCTGCCATGACTTGTTCAAGCTGCCCCGGATTCTCAGCAAGTTCCTGAACCAACTTCGATCCTGCTTCGCCCATCTGTTCAAGGTAATGAACAAATTCAGCTCCGTCAGCTCCGGCCTTTTCTTTCACAACAGCAAGGTTCTCCTGATATTTCGCCATTGCTTCTGCCTGCTGTTGCATGGATTCTGTGAATTTGGCTACACCATTTTCAGCATTCGCACCCCAGTCCCCAAAAGCATCAACACCGAAAGCCTTTTCCTGTGCGCTTCTGATATCTTCATATGCTTTTGTGATGGACTCAGCCGCTTTATCATGCGCTTCTTCCGCCGCTTTCGCCGCTTCAGCCGCACGTTTCTGTGCCGCTTCCAGTTCTTCTTCAGATGCGGCCGCTTCCTTTGCCGCTCCGGCAAGATCACCAAGATCCTCAACCTGTCCGGAGATCTGACGACCTGCTTCTTCGGAAGATTCACCAACATCTTTCTGGCCCTGTGTGACTTTGTCGGCCGCTTCTACATATCTGTTGTATTCTTCCTGTCCCTCTTCTACACTCTTTTCAAGGTCGTTTATTTGTTCTTCAGTAACTTCGGCATTGTCACCGACTTCCCGGAGGCTCTGCCCCATCTTGTCAGCATAATTCTGCCAGCCTACTTCGTCCCATTTTCCGTTAGCAAGAGTATCAGCAATAATCTGGTCATATTCTTCAGCAGTAATCGCACCAGATTCAAGAGCGGCATTCAGGATTGATTTCAATCCATCAACCGTGCTTTGCATTGCAGCTTCAAGTTCATCACCCTGAAACTGAGATTTCATCGTAGCCAACGCATCCGATGCATTCTCCAGCGCAGATTTATAATCCTGATAGAATTTCACCCGGTTCTGGACGTTCTCAAATTTCCCTCTTGCTACTTCCAGTTCTGCTTCCGCTTTCACAAGAGCATTCATAGCTTCCTGTGATGCTGCAAGCAACGCTGTCTGTCTGGCTTCTTCTGCCTTCGCTTGGGTCAACCTTTGTATGGCTTCATTACTGAGGTTGACTTTTCCGGTTTCTTCGTCATATGCCGCTGATAATTCCGGGATGCTTTGTCCAAGTTCATCAACTACTTGTTTCAGACGGATCTTCTGTCCGGCAGACATTTCTTCAATGCCGTTCAAAGCAATCAACTGTTGTCCGAGTGTTTCGATGTGCCTTGCTTCTACTTCGCCAGCGACAGCCGTATCAGCCGCATGTTCAAGTGCAGATTTCAATTCGTCCGAAGCCTTCTGGATCTCATCCATCAGCTGTAAAGATTCGTCTTTTTCTTCTGAAAGAGCTTTTGTGATGCCTTGTATGACTCTTGTCACAACATCAACAGCATTCCCCAGTGGAGTTGCAATCTGGTTGTAGATATAGATCCCCAGACCTTCCAGAGCAGACTTGAACGATGTCACTTTTCCGCCCAGATTGTCCTGCATTGTAGCTGCCATATCTGCAGCAGCTCCGTCAGAATTTCTCAGTGCCTGTTCATATGCGGCAATGTTTCCGACACCTTCAGCCAGGATCATGTTCAGACCACCGACAGACCGACTTGTGAACGTTGCGGAAAGTGCGGCAGACTGTTCAGCTGTTCCCATTCCATCGGTTGCCGCTTCAACATCCAACAGGATATCTGTCAGGTCTCTGAAGTTTCCGTTTGCATCTGTTACAGCCACCGCTGTATCGCCGATCTGGATCTTGCCGTCCTGCATCTTTGCAGTAATGTCACGCATGATAGCAGACAGCTTCGTGCCTGCCTCAGAACCTTTGATGCCCTGATTCGCAAAAGCTTCCAGAACTGCAGTGGTCGTTTCCATGTCCTGTCCGGCAGCATTCATGTTTGCCGCACAGTTTCCGAAAGCATCACCCAATTGCTGTGTGGTCGTGTTGCTGTTCGCCTGCGCATAAGCAAGCATATCGACCATGTGGGATGCATCAGACGCTTCCAGACCAAAGGCAGACAGATAATCCGTCACCATGTCGGATGCTGTTGCCAGATCCATCTGAGATGCAGCCGCAAGGTTCAAAACTCCGTCAATGCCTTGTAACATTGATTGAGTATCCCAGCCAGCAAGAGACATGTATCCAAATGCGTCCGCAACTTCAGAAGCACTGTACTGTGTGGACGAACCCAGTTCCTTTGCCTTATCGGAAAGAGCCTCCAATTCCGCACCAGTCGCACCTGACAACGCTTCCACCTTGCTCATGGAAGTTTCAAATCTGGATCCGACTTCAACAACGTACTCAGCCGCCTGTTTGGCTCCGTCCACAAGCATGTCAAAGCCTTGACTCATCAGATTACCAACTGCCACCGATAGAGCATCTTTCAGGCCGGAGCCCATTTTTTCGGCTTCCTGTGTGGTTTCCTGCATCTCTTTGCCCATCTTGTCGATGGATGTGGCACACTTGTCAGCGGATGTGGACGCTTCTTTGACATATTTCGAGTTTTTGTCGACAGCGGTATTCATCTTTTTGACGGATCCGTCTGCCTTCGCGACTTTGGTTTCCCACCGGTCAATGTTGATGGACGCTTTTGCCTGTTCCTGCGCCTGTTTGTTTACCTTCTTTTCAAGGTCTTCAACCGCTTTTGCTTGCTTCTTGTAGGCAGCAGTACCCTTTTCACCGGCGTCGTCCATGCGCTGGAGTTCTTTCCGGGCTTCTTCCAGTTCGTCCCCGAACTTTTCCAGTGCCTCGCCTGCGTCGCGGTAGTTCTTCTTTGCATTGGAAAGACCGCCCTTTGCAGATTCAAGCGCACGGTTGGCGGCTTCCTGTTTTTCTTTCAGTAATTCCTGTTTCTTGGTCAACGCTTCAAGGCTGTTTGCGTTGCCCTTGTATTCGTCTTCGAGATTTTTCAGCTGTTGGTCAAACTTTTTTGCCGATTCTTCTGCGGACTTCATGCCATTGGCAAATTCTTTTTCACCATCCAGCGCAAGGACTATACCAATTTTGTTCGGCATGTAATCCCTCCTTATACAACAAAAAGCGTCCACACACCGACTTGATTCAGTTCAATGCATGGACGCTTCTTTTCAGTTAGGGCAAATCATCAATTCCCCCACCAGTATCTTTTTTCCCGCCGTTCATTTCAAGGTATTCGTCATATATCAGATGGAATTTCTTCGGAGTCATCGCAAGCACTTCCGCTTCCGAATAACCCAGTTTTGTCGTTCCGATATAGATCATCCTTGCGATGTTCAGCTGTTCAATGTCATCAGGATCATCCGGTTCATCATCCTCGTCCGGGTCTGGCATCGAGATCCCATACGCTTTCAGGATCGTGCGGACCACCCTCGCTGTCATTGACAGGTCAAGCATCCGCATGACTTCCATCAGTTCAGGACCTCTGCCTTTTCCACCGTTTCGGATGATTTCATCGTTTATCAGTGTACAGACAATGAAGCCTGCCGCCTTGTACAACGTCCGGTCATCCTTCAGCATTTCCAACACTTCGACAAGTGGTTTGTCAAAGTGGTCTTGGATTTCGTCAATTGCGGCGAACGTAAAGAGGAATCTCCTCTCTACGCCGCCGATATTAACTGGAATCCCTCTTGGTTGCAATGCACTCATTCACTGCCTCCTTTGTGTGAATCAGTATCAGCCGTTGCCTCCGGTGCCTCCGTTGCCACCGGTGCCTCCGGTGATGCCAACCTTGCCGTTCAGCCAGGTCTTCGCCGCAGCCAGTGTGCTGAAACGCTTGGTTTCTTTCCAAGAACCGTCTGCCAGAACGAAGATTTCACCCTCAAGAGTGACATGATTGAATGTGGTGTTCTCCTGTTTGGTCTGGTTCTCATCGTTCGGCTCTGCGAACTGAACCTTTTTGTAGAACTTCGCCACGTAGTCTCCTTCGGATTTGCCGATTGCACCAGTGCCTACATACGGAGCAACATCATTGGCATTGAACAGGATCGCCTTGTCGGTGCCTTCACCGGATTCCAGCTGATGCCCCAGAAGCATGGTGTAGATATCTTCCTGATCGTGGTTAAATTCCACCGTCAGGGTGCCGCCGGTCACAGAGTTGTCTGTCTCAACAACACGGTTGTCGCCATAGTCCTTCACGCTGGAACGTGTCGGATTACCGTTGTAGGCTGCTACCGGGCTGAGATATTTACCGCCGGAATAAGTGCCGGCTGTTTCATCGAAAATACCGAATACTGCGTACTCAATTCCCTTTTTAGACATTTTTAAAAACCTCCTGTAATTTTTTCAGGTCAGCGACACGCTTTCTTTTTGCGTGCCGGTAAGTTAATCAAGTTCCATCTCTGCTTTTACGATTTCTTCCATGATTGACTTGCAGGATGACTCGACGGATGAAGCAGATGCATTTCTCCACGGCTTGTGTGCGCCTTTTCCATCGTGCCGTCCATATTCGAGGACGTTTGCAATCTTTGCAAGAGATTCCCCCTTGCTGTCCCTTCCGGTGATTGTCACCACACCAAAGACACCATACTGGTTAACCTTTGCATCTTTTGTAGTCACTCCAGCTTTCGCCCTTGAAGGATGTATGTGCGATCTGACAGAACCTTCCAAAGTCGGGAGGGCTGCTTTGACTGCTTTCTTTGCGATCTCGTCCGCCTTTCCTTTGTCGCTCAGCTTTTCCAGCTTCTTTATGACTTCTTCAAGTCCGTTCACCGTAATGCTTGCCATATCATTCGTCCTCTTCGTCAATGATGCAGGTGATGACCATGTGTGTGCAGCCGGTCTGTGTTCCGGAGCTGGACTGACCGCTTTCGGACTCATACGTAAAAAACGGCATCCCTGTTACCAGGAATCCCGCTTCTCTTAACGCTTGCCGTATCTGTTTTCGTGGAGTTACATAATCAGCATGCCCTTTAGCAAACCAATGGATCTGCATGTCATGTTCCCACTCCGTGTCAGTATTATCTCCATAATCTGCATAATCACCTTGACTGTTGTAGGTGATGAACACATCCGGATTCTCATTCTCCGGTTTTGCCAGAGGCCATATGTTCCCATTGACCAGTTCTGTCAGTGCAGATTCTATCTTTTGATTGACGTTCATACCGCACCCCCATCACGAACACATCAGCTGGATCATCGACTTGTCATTCCGGTATGTCCTGACAATGTCATAAGTTCCACCGTCATAAATCACCTTCGTGGCATATGCCTTCTTTCCACTGGATGCTGTGTGTTTGGTCTGTTCCCAATCCTCTTGTCTGATTTCAAGCACGATCGAAATCACAAAACCGGCTCTGTGTGCATCATAAAACTCTGTCCGAGTAACGGACCGCTCCCGGCAGTAAACCGGGAACTGTTCCGTATTCTCAACAGGGAACCCATTTGCATTTTTCCCTTGTGTGACCACAAGAAGGACAGCTTCTTCATTCATGATCAATCACCGTCCTCATCATAATCACCAGACAGCGACATTGCCGCAGATAACGCTTCATAGGCTTCCTGGAAACGTGGTTCATTGTCGTAACCGTAATGCGCTTTGCAGTACAGTTTAACAGCCTGCTTGGTCAACGGATCATCAAGGTCGATGGTTCGGACCCCTTGTCTGTCGAGATCATTTGCCGCCGCCTTGATCAAATCCGTAATCTCACTGCGTGATGTCTCTGTGTCATTAACCCGGACGGCTCGGATCATTTCCACCAGATACGTCTCTTTGACGCGGAGTCCGTCAACCATTAGCTACCCTGTTCGGCTTTCGGATCACTTTCAGAGCTGTTCGCCGCCGTCTGCGCCGCCAAGAAAGCAGTGATCATTTCAGCCTTCGTCATATCGGATGTTACGCCCTCGTACCCCAACTCTGATGCGAGTGTAGCAATCTTAGCTTTCGTCAGTGCATTCAGCTCTGCCTCGCTATACTCGCCATCATTATCCGTGTCGGCGAGGGCTGTTATTCCCCC